CTCTAAAGCCGGCCTCGCGGATGCCCTGACGGACGGCATTATTGACTCCTCATTTCCTGCCAAGTCTGGCCAAAAATCGTATAGGTTAACAGCTCGTTTGCGGCGTCCTCCGCTGGCCAAGTTATCTCCAATTGGAAGTGCCTGCACCATGCCTCGTTTTGGTTCTGGGCGAAGTGGTATCTGTCCGAATAAATGGTCTCGCTTTGGGGGAGATTCGGGGGGTCTTGACGGGTTCTTTTCAGGTCGTCAAACGTCCCCGAAATCTCCCCCAAAAGGAGGGCGAGTCCGGCACGAGTTCCGAGTCGGACGGACTCTAGGGTGATGAAGGAAAGACATGCAAGCTGCCCGGGAAGAGCGAGAATAATCTGACCGAAAACGGTACGTACCGTGAAGGCATTGCTGTTGTCCGTCCGCATGGTTCTATCCCTCTGGAGGATGGGGCCTGCGGTGGTTCCCGAGATGAGTAAACGGAATTGCCCAGGGGTCACTTCGACGCTCTGGACACAGCCCATATTGAAGCCTGCAAGGGTGGCCTTTGTACTCCATGCGCTTCCCTGCTCCGGCGCGTTATTTGCGGCCATCCGGTACCACTGGCCGGTGGTCGGATTGCCGTTGATATCGACGCCCCCATTAGCCACATAGAGGGCGGTGTCGAGGGTCGATTGCGAATGAAAAGTGACGTAGCTTTGGGCGGTGTTGTACTCGTCAATAAACCTGTCCGCAATGGGAAAACCGGCCTCCATAATCCCCGCGCTGGGGTCGAGGGCCACAAGCTGGTTATTGCCCATGAGGAGGTACGGGGTGGTCTTGTTGACGGTGAAACAGTCATAGCTTCTCAGGGGCAGCTCTTCGATAAAGACGACCATGTAGAGCGGGTCTGTATCGGTGCCGGAGCCAAGGATGATGTAGGCATCTCGTACCGTGAAAACCACCATGCCCAGAGAGCACGCCCAGAAACGGGTAATCTTCGATTGCGCGGTGAGCTGAATGTCAAAGCCAGCGTTCCCGCTCGATCCGGCGACAAGGGCATCTGGGCCGCTGCTGATCCACACCACGTTGCCCACGGCGGCGAAGATGCGGCCTATGTGATAGCCCAGCGCGGTAGCTCCTGCCGGTAGCGGGGTTCCCTCGCCTGTCCGCTGGGCTTGCCACTCGGTGTTGAGCTGCGCGTCCGTCTTGGTGTCGGTGTAGCTCCATGCTCCTCCGCCTGCCGGATTGGGTATCTGGTCGAGGTAGAGAAACGTGGAGCCTCCGTGTGTGGTTCTAAAGATGACGATGGTATCTACTTGCGAGTCGGTTGAACCTGTCCCCTGTACAACCACGGCGTGACCATCGTTGATACTGATGGGAAGACTCGCGGGGGACATATTGGAGATGTCGGTTGTCTTCGAGTTCATGAAGGCATATCCGTACTGGACGGGGCCTACAGCTCCCGCGTTCTGCCAGAGGATCGCACCCAGCGGGTTGCCCGAGGGATCGGATGTGAGCGCGCTTTTGACTGCGCTGAATGTAGGCGCGGTGCCTCCGGACTTCCCTGACTGCTGACACGCTTGGACTCCGCCACTGGGGTCTAGGATCGTATCGGTGGTGATGACGTTGGTGCTGTCTCCAATTTCGGTACGCGTCATCGTGCGGCCCAGATTGAGCCATTGGATATCGTTGTCCTGCGTGAGCGAATTAAGACCGGGCAACCATGTCGGCTCGATGGCTGCACACGTCCCGTTATTCTGTGCCTGATAAAAATATTGGTTGCCGTCGCTCGACGTGCGATAGATGAGGTCGTTGTAGGCGCGCGTCTGTCCTGCTGTCCAAAGTCCGCTGGCTAGATTCTCCCAGCCCACGGTGCCATCTGTGGTTCCGTGATATTTGATCGTCGCCCATACTGGGTTGCCGATTCCCGTCACTCCAAACGCGGTAGCGTTCTGGATGTTTCCGTTGGTGTCGATGATGAGGACTTTGGCGTATTGATTGGTGCGCGAAAAAACCGTGTTGGCCAGCCAGCTCCCGTATCCGGTGAAGATGGGCAGGCTCACGGATGGCGCGTTGGTGGGTGCGTCGATTCCCCACTTTGAAATCGTGCCCGTCCCTGTCGTGGGGTCGTAGTTCCACTGCACGTTGTCCACGCCATTGGTCATGTACAGCGTGTTGCCTACACCGAGAAAATAAGTTGATCCGGCTCCGCTGGACTTGGTGAACACGGCGGCGGCTCCGCCTCCGGTGATGTCGTAGACCGTGGCGGCGGTGTCGGCCATCACGCGGATAGTTTCATCGGTGATGGTGAAGGTATTGAAGCTGTAGAAGCGTTTGACCGGGGGCAGGGAAGTAGCGTTATAGACGCTATGTCCCCAGCGGCGGCGGAGCGTGAGGCGCGTGCTGATTTCCGAGTTGTAGCCGGTAAGGATGGAGTCCTGCCGTCCCATCCCATACTTCTCTTCGTACACACTGGTCGCTGCATCGCGCAGGGGAGAGCGGTTCGTCCACAACCCAGTAAAAATGCGGTTGGTATGCAACGGCGCAAAGTTGCTGGGTTCGCTCGTCGCTCCGGCTTGTTGCAGCGCGTTAGGCATTGGCCCGTCCCATCGCGCCTTGTTGTGTGGCCATCGACTCGCGCGCCTGTTGATTGATGAGGTCTAGGAAGTTTCCCAGGAAGATGTTGCGTTGCAGCGCGGTCAAACCCTCCTGCGCTCCGAGGAGATGACTGGCGAACTTGGAGAGAAAAATCGGGGAGCGCGCATCTTTGACGAGGAGCGAGACGAAGCCCAAAAATCCCCAGTCATAGATGAAACTGAGCTGATCGGGGATCGGTGCCCAGGTGTTGGCCAGTGACGACATCAGCACAGGCGCGCGCTGGTAGTGGCCGTCTATCGCGTAGGCCACATCGGGGAAGGTGTTAAGCCTTAGCGTCACGTTGCCGTCATCATCCTGCATCTGCATCGCCGCGCTCGAAGGCCGTTTCACCACACTCTCAGCGGAGAGGCTGGTAGCGATGTTGGTGATTTCGGTCACGTCGCCATCGGGATCGGTCAGCCAGATTTTTTCTAAGAAATGAAAGTCGGGAAGCGCGAAGAGATAATCCTGTCCCCACGCGGTCTCCGTGGGATCAAGAGCAACGTGGAAGATGCTGCGATTCCACGGCCATTTGAATGGTGGGCCGAGGATGGTTTGTTTGGTGAGGTTGGCGGCGGTGACGGCTGGCTCTCCATTCGAGATGTTCACGGGCTGGTAGCCAATGAAGGGCATCGAAAAAAGTGCGCTGGCCATGATGTTCCGCGTGACGCTCATCTCTTCATCTCCATCCGAAGCGATAGGGGTAGGGGCCGGGGTCAGTGGTGTAGCTCGGAGACATCACACTCTTGTCTGGGAAAAACCCTTTGCTCTCGTCTTCGCGGTCATTCTGTTTGGTGGCAAGCTCCATCGCGGTAAACCAGTCGGCCTTCATCTGCTCGAAGCGCGCTTTGACATTGGGGTTAGTGGAGTAGCGATGCGCGTAGGCGATGCACCCGTCTAGGAACCACTTTTTCTGATCGTCGGGGACGGGGCTGATGAGCTGTTTAAGTTTGGTGAAGAGTGGGGCCTTGCGCTGTCCCCAGAGGCGCGCCAGCCACACTTGTCCCCCGCTGGGAGGCATCGGATTAAAACGAAAGCCCTGCGCGTCGGGATCAACCACCAACCATTTACAAGTGCCGTCCGTGATGACTTGGCCGATGACGTTGGCGGTGTAGTCCGGTAATCCTGTTGTGGGATCGTTGGGGTAGATCGCTACGGGTGGCGTCGTGCCAGTCACACCGTACTGTGTGAGTAGCAGAAGGTTGCCGTACTGATCCGTGATGTTGGTGGGCGGGTTTTCCGGTGGGCTGGTGACCTGTGGGCCTACCGGCCACGTGTAGGTTATCGCTGGCCCTGGCCATGCTCCTTGTTCAAGGTCTTTGTTGTAGAACCAACACACCTGATACGGGAATCCACCTTGAACATTGCTCATCTGCAAGTCACGCACAGCGTAGATAGGCCACGTGGGGGGCGGATAGGTTGAGTTATTGATGTCGATTCGCAGGCCATTTTCCAGCCAGCCGAGTCCGGTCACAGTAAAGAGATAATCCTGTTGCAGTGAGATGAGAGGGAAGGGCGGGATTTTGATGCGGTTCCACTTCCACGGATAGCGGATGCTCAGAAGCTCCTGCATGACATCGTTCCCGATGGTGATAGCAGGCTCGTCGGCCCAGCCTCCGGTGCTGTTAAACACCGTTTGGAGGTCTCCGATGATGGAGACCGAATCCATGATGTTTTGCAGCGTGATCGTAGAATTTCCCACGACTCCCCCTCACGGTTAGCGTTGGCCGGTGGCTGCTGCTGCTTGGGCCTTGTCGCGTTTTGCGCGCGCCTCCATCTCTCCCTTGAGGGCCGCTTTCTTTCTCTCGGGATCGGTGGCGTTAAGAAATGCCTCTCGCGCATCCTCGCGCGCTTTGTCGGCGTCTTCGGGATCGCCCTGCGGATGGCCGATGACGCCTTTGAGGTTTTCGGCTTGCTGGGCCTGCGCGTTGTACATCTCCGTGTTGTATTGCTCGTTATCGGCGGCTTGCTGGGTCAGCTCGTCCACAACTTCATCTCGCGGCCTCGACTCCGGTGGCCAGTCAACTAGGTTGCGGTCTCGCGTGGCGTTGGCCTTCTCTCCGCTGCCAGCTCCGCGCGGCTGCGCCTGCTGCTTTGGTTGGTTTCCCTGTTGTTCGTCCGTCATGGCTCGGCTCCTTCGCTTGGGTTTGTGGCGCGCGCCCGTGGCTTCTCTCATGCGCTGCGCGATGGTTTTCTTTGACCGGCGCGTGGGGGTCGTGGCTTGGCGGATGCGTTCGTAGGCGGGGCCGTCCTTCACAGGTTTCCGCTTCGCTGCGGCCTTCTTCGTCGGCTTGGTCAAGGTCTTCGGCATCAGGCTGCGGCCTCCTCCGGATCAATCGGAGTGAAGGCGAAAAGCACTGTGCCGCTGGGTTCGTTGTCGGTGGGAAGGTTGAGCGCGCGGCGGTACTCGGTCAGCTCTTCTCTGTACTTCGCCTTCTGCTCGGGGGTGGCCTTCTTGGGGAGGTCTTCCGGTGGTTCCCACTTCTTCCCGCATCGCTGACAAACCACGATGGTGGGCCCGTGAGAGAGCGTGTGTGTGATAACGGCGTAATTGGCATCGTTGCCCATGTAAATCTGGGCGGTGCCTTTGCCTCCCTTGCGATGCAGACACGCGGCCTGAATCCTCTCCATGTTGGCTCTGTCACGTTTCAAAGAGAGTTCGATGGCCTTGATTTTCTGCTCCCGCGAAAGCCGTAGCTCTTTGCGGCCTTGTGCGGCCTCGCGCGCCTCTTCGAGCTGTAGACTCTCCAGCTCCTCTTGCATTTGTTTTCGATCTGGCATATTCAACTCCTTCGCGGTTGGTGAGGGGGAAAGGACAGTAATGGATAGTCGGCCAAGACCACTCCGGTTGATCCTTCCCCCTCTTGGTTCGCCGCTTCCTCCCTTCCAGATTGCGAATCGCAATCGAGAAAACGGCGCGCCACTCGTTAGCTGACTGTGCTCACTGCGTCGATATAACGGAGGCGCATTACGGGATCAGGTGGAAGCGTCGCCGTGTACATGGTGTTGTAGCTGGCAAAGCCTCCAATCATGCGCGAAGGATCGTAGCCGGTCGGCTCGGTTAACCGGCGCACCCACACATTCAGGTTTCTCCAGTTGCCGTCTCCGATTTGGGTATTTTCTTTCGCTCCGAATGAAATGCTGATGACTCCATCCCTGCCGGTGAGGTAGGTGCGAAGTCCCGTCTGCGTGGTTCCGCTGTAGTTGGCGGTCTGCTTGACGAAGGTGGACTGGAAGAAGGTTGCGCCAGCCCAGTCGAGCACAGTCACGGCATCGCCATCTGGGGCGGGAAGCTCCTTCAGCCTCTCGTTACCTTCGGCGGTGCGCTTCACAACATCCACGATGGAATTATTGGTGGTGTCTACCAATACGTCGCCCACGGTGAAGGGGTGGACAACACCGAAGTAGCGGCCATCCTCGAAGGGCAGGGCGTTGACGCCCTGTAAGGACTGGACGGCTGTGGTGATATCGGTGGTTTTGACGGTTGCGTTGCCCACTTTGGAGAGATGGCCTACGAGAGCGTCTACGGCGTTCGCACCATCGGCGGTGTTCTGGGTGATGATGTTGACCACCTGGGCGAGTCGATACGCCATCTGTACACCCAGAGCCTCTAGCGCGGGATCAATCGCGGTCTGGAGAGCGTAGGTGCTGATATTCATGTAATCGGCATAGTTACCAATTGTGCTGGTGTTCTGCACAACAGAGACGGTGAGACCCGTCTGTACCGTTCCCTCTGGGGCCTGCGTGGTGGGCGGGGCCGGAAGGTTCTGATACATGAAGAGCACAAGTTTGTTACCGCTGTTCTCGTCAAGCTGGCGGCGGCTCGTGCATCGAATCCACGGAGTGTTTCCCTTAAGGTTCTCTACAAAAACCTTATCGAACTGTGTGACGACACTCTGAGGTAGGTTCGAGGTGAGGTTAGACGCTGGGGAAACACCCACACCCAGCACAAGAGCATGTGCCTTCGCAACACAGCCCAGGTACGCAATCGAGCTTGCGCCCAAGGCGCATAGAAACTCAATCGCGGGGACGATATAGCTTTCAAAAAACCTTCTGCCGCGCTCGGCGGCCCGTCCTTCGTATCGCATGGCTTCCCCCTCGCGGGTGGAGTCACGCGCCCATAGCATCTACCTGACGGCGGAAATCCGGATCGTTACGAAGTTTATCGTTGTACTCCGCTCTGCTCATCCTCTCGATATCGGCGCGTGTGTACTTCTTCTTGGTCTGCGGCGGGGGCGGAGCTGTGGCACTTGCGTCCGAGTTCCGTAGTCCCGTCGATACGCTGCGAGGTCGCGGAGAGGGAGCTGATTGAGCTGTTGTCTGTCCGTTCGCATATCCGTTTCCGCCCGTGTAGGCGGGTTGTGGTTCGTGCTGGGGTTCGGGTGCTTGCCGGTCATTCGGCCACGGGATCAATTCGTCTCGATCCTTGAGGGTTTGAAGGGCCAGGGCAAGATTGTTGCGGGTCATGTCCCATCCGTTCGCTTTTAGCTCTTCCATAAGCGCATCGCGGTTTTGCGGGACGGGGTAGTACTCGGGGTGTTCGTCGCGGAACGCTTGGGCTTCGTCGCCGTAGTAACGGTCTTGCTCGTCTGCGTTCATGCGCGAGAACCACGCGCCCAGTTTGTCGGGTGCCAAACCTTGGCGTGCTGTCACGATTTCTTCAACGGCCTCCACTACCTTTTCTGGGTCGGTTATCTGGCTGCTTAGTCTTAGCCTGTCGGCGGCTGTTAGCTCTTTTGGCTCCACTTTGAGTTGGGGTCTGGCCGCGTCCGGTTTTCGCAAGCGCGCTATCTCAAGGTTTGCGTGTACCTGTGAGTCCGCTAAATTTTCCGCTACTTCTTCGATGGTTTTGCCTTTGAAGGTTGAGACTGGCGCGCCTTTCTGATTTTCAATGACGAGAACATAGTCGCCATTTTCATCGGGTTGCTTGTCGTTCAGCCATCTTTTTTGCATCGTTGTAGCTCCTAGATTCCCACGTAGTCCTCTTCCGGCGCGGGTCGGGTCGGGTCGAGTAAGTTCTCAATGAATTGCTCGCGCAGGGTTAGTTCTGGTACGGGGGGTTTTTGCTGCACAGACTTGAGATAGTGGTTTGCTTCTTCTTCAATTTTTTCCTGCATGTGCGTGAAGAGCTGCCACGCCGCTTTCGCCATTTTGTGATTCGCTAACACGGCGGCTTCGTCGGCGGGGTCAGTGTTGATAAGTTTGGTTTCGGTCTCAATACAGACCATTTCGAGCACATCTAAAACATCGGGATAGACTTCGCTATTGCGGAAATTGAGTAGGTGCATCCTCTGGGCTGGCCGGAGTTCTGCGGTCACGCCGAAAGTCCGCTCCGTTCTGGTTGGCTCAATCATGCCGCTTTGTCTCCTCTCACTCTGAGAACTTCACTCAGGAGTCCGTCCGAATCTCTCCACGGGCAAACGGTGAGGAGTCCGTTATTTCGGTCTTTTGTGATGAGGATGGCCCCCGAAGACTCGGTGTAGTCTCCGCGCTCCATCTGCTCGGCGAGTTCACGCAACATCGCGGGAAGGGGCTGCGCTATTAGCCTGCGGCACATGATTCGACTGGCCATCATCCTCCTCCCACAGGTGCGAAGAATTGAGACTGTTGCATCTCGCGCTCGTCGGCGGTGCGCTCCGCGAACGCGGCGGCTCTTTCTAACGGCGATTCCAGCGTCTTCTGGTGTGTGTCCTTGACGGCCTGAGTTGCAATGCGTCCAGAGATTTTCTTGTCCTCTAGCTGCATGTCGCCCTGCTGCTTCTGGTTGAGGAGCTGGGCTTTCGATTGTGCGGCGATGGCGGCGGGGTTGTTCTGCGCCTGCTGCTGCTTCTCCTGATCCGTCATCGGTATTACGAGGTCGCGCTTGTTCTTCCACTCGCTCATCTCCAGCACCATGTTCACAAGCTCCATCACGTTTACCTTCCAGCCGGTCTCTGAAAGCTGCTGGATGAGGGCCTGATTGCCGAACACTTCGAGGAGGAAGGGAAGGGCTTGCGCCATCTTGTTTTTCGCGGCCAGTCGAGTACCGGCCAGCGTGTCGAACTTAATCACCTGACTCATGAAGTCCTGAAAGTCGGGCATGAGGTCGGTTGTCCGCTCGGCCAGCACATCGCGGATTTCGCTGATGGGCATACGCTCTTTCACCATGCGGTAGACGAAGCGCAGGAAGGGCAGGAAAACCCCGTCGATGATCCTTTCAACGGGGGACTGTAGGCGTGTGCTGGACGCTTGGCCTACAATCCCCGCTCCGGTACCCGTCCTGACGATGCTCGATCCTCGACCTGGGATAGAACCTTGCACAGTCGCTTGATCGGCTCCGGTTGCCCCCTCTGAGCTGGACACTGCGGCCTGTATCGCGCGCCAAGCATCTGGGGGCACTTGTGGCTGGGCGACGAGGGCGATGGCCTTGGTCGCATCGTTCCCGTCCACCATGCGGATGCCCCCCAAACGTCTCCGCTGGTCTTGTGTGGGGACGTTGGCTCCGCGCGCCACGGCATATTCTGGCTGGACGGCAAACGCCAGAATGTCCAGCAGGGCGTTAATCATGCCCTGCTCGACTCTTTGATCCGCTCCCGCGATGCGGCCCACTCCCATGCCATAACCGGAGTTGTCAATGTCCCAGTAGTTCGCGGAGAGAAACGGCTTTTCACCTAGCTTGTGCTGGCCGTTGCGGATAACAATTTTTTTCTGTAGGACGGCTCGGCACTGCCCCTTATTCCACCACTCCAGCACTTGCAGCGGCTTCATCAGCGGGTCTTCTGACCACTCGAAATCCTGACGCTCGGCATGATGGATGCTGGTGTTGGCCGTCATCGCCTGTTCGGTGGGCGAGATGCCTTCAGGGACTTCGGCGTCGTTCATGAAGGCATCTCGTAGCTGCTTGTTCGAAGGGATGTCGTAATCGGGATTGTCGCGGAGCTTTTGGAGGTCGTCGTAGGTGAGATATTTTTCGTGGACAATCCATTTTGCTTTCCAGAGCTGGTTGGGGCTATTCCACGTGGGATCAATAAACACCGTTCCCAGTTCACACTTCTCGAAGGTGGGCCGGTTGTGCGTCACTTCGATGTCGATGACTTCAAACTCGTCGCTCTCCTCGGTGTAGATCGGCATGGGTGCGCCCAGCGGCATCGGCACAGTCGGCGGGGATGCCTTGCGCTGGTAGTGCGGCTCCACTTCGGTCACAGTCTCCCAGCCCACTTTGAAAATCACGGTGCCCTGGTTGACCATGCCTTGAATCCCGTAGCTCATCTCCTGTTTGAAAAAAATATCGTCGAGCAGCTCGGCTATGAGTTCCTTCCATGCGCGCGCGGTGTCGGAGTGGGTGGAGGGCCGTGGGCGAATCTCGAAGGGGGTAGCGTCGTTAAAAAAAATAGCCCCGCTGATTGCGGGGGCCAGCGAGTTTACCTGTTTCGCCACAGTGAAGCGTGAGACGTTGGCTCGGGTGACCGTTGATCCCTCGAAGACGGCTAAGGATCGCGGCGACTGGTAGAGCACGTCTGTCTCTGTCCAGTTGAGCGGCCAGCGTCGATTCTCCAGCCACGTCGAAGCGCGCATGTAGTCCTGCACCACAATGGACAGCACAGCTTCATCGGTATACTTCGCCGGTAACTCTGGACTAGAGGGGGTTTCAATGTCTTCGGGGTATACAGGCTGACTCCAGCTACTCTTCGCCACAAGCGTCGATTGCGCTGCTGCCATAACGCCAGCCTCATCCGATGGGGAATATGTGACTTTCCGATTCGGGTTCGGGTCGGCGTTTCCTGTTCGCTTACAGCGTCGGCCTCTTCCGTTTGCTGCTCTGGGCGCATTTGCTGTTGCACGTCAAATTGCGCCATTTCGAGAAGGTGGCTGCATATTACTGCAAAGTATCGGACGTGTACACCTTTCGCCTAAGTTTCACCCTTGGGGGCCGCTGTCTCCTGAGACCGCATCCGCATCCGCTCCTCCGTCCGTGGTACTCGTCCCATGCTGCATCTGTGCATTTGGGGCGGCTGCAAATGGGGTGCCCGTTGATCCGGTAGGCCATGAAGGTAGCGAAGTTGGCGAAGCCTTCGCCATCGCAGTCCAGACCGCAGTTGCAACACAGGTCTCCTGCTTCGATGGGCTTCAATCGGCTGAACTTATGCGCGAAGCTGGCAAGTTGTTTTTCGGTGTAGCTGATCGTGCGCGGACGGAGCGGGGAAGTGACCACTTCAGCCATGCGATTTACTCCAGCCCAGGCATGATAATCTCCAGACCCGAATCGTTGAAACGGCGGTCTTCGATGGTCTCCTCCGGCGTCTCCAGCTCTTCCGGCTCCGGCTCCGGTGGAGCATATTTCCCGCGCCCGTAGAGGAGGTTAAAATGATCGCGCTCCATCATCGCTCTCCATGCGAGACCTTCATCCTCCAGCTCCTCGGCGGCGATGCTCTGGGGTAGGTGATCCGTGACACGCGAAACCATGTCTGGAATCGCGTTGTCAGGGATCATGGCGTATTGGGTAAACTCCTGCATCAACGGCTTGAGCTGTTTCAGTCCGGCGAAGAAGAGGAGTCGGCCCGTGGCCAGTACCGCTTCGATGTTGCGGATTCGCAAGTCGCGCTCTCCGCTGTCCTCTTCGTCCTGCTGCGCTCCCATCCAATCTAGGGTCAGCTCCCAGCCTGTGGTTAACGCATAGTTGTTGATGGCCGATGTCATAAGGCGCGCGCCCGGGCTGTCTTCGATGGCGATGCGGTGAAGGTGGTACTTGCGCGCGAGATTGACGACCATTTTGGCAAGGTTCGAAGGTTTGTAGTGCCCCTCCTGCACGTCGATGACGTAACACTTGTTGCGGTGGAGCTGGCCCACGGCGCACGCGGCTGTCTTCCAGTTGCGCTTCATGCAGGGGAAACGCCAATGGATGAAGGTCTCGCCTTCCAGCGGTAACGCGGCCTCCTCGACCATCGCGCCTAACATTTGATCCTGAGTGAAAACCACTTCGGCGGCTCCATACTCGTCCAGCATGAACTGGGTCATAAAGCTGTCGAATCCGCTCTCATACTCGGTTTTCAGATACTCGTATCCCAGAATCGTCGGGAAGCACAGCGTTACGTCTTCCTCTTCGGGGAACCCATTGGCGTCCAGCCTCTCGCCGTTCTTCAGCGTCATGGCTGGCTGGATCATGCGGCGGATGGTGCCCGGGCGCGCGGTCAGAACCTCGTCCGTGAACAAATCCCCGCTGCCGTAGATGGTTCCCACCTTCAGCTCGATCCCCACGGGCTTGAGAACCTTGCGGACAAGTTTGTACTTCTTCGTAATCTGGACGCGCCCCTCAAACTTGAGCGCGTTGCGGTTGTTGGTCACGTCATCGACTACGAGCACGTTGGGGTGGTAGCCGCTTGTTCCGGCCTCCACGCTCTCTCCCCAGATGGTC